TGCTTTTCTGTATCCCTCCATTTCCAGATCAATGGCGTTTTTTGCCGCGATAAGAACAGCCTGCCGGGCATCCACTTCGACCAATCCTTTTCTGTATCCCTCCATTTCCAGATCAATGGCGCTTTTTTCCGCGATAAGAACAGCCTGCCGGGCATCCACTTCGACCAATGCTTTTCTGTATCCCTCCATTTCCAGATCAATGGCGTTTTTTGCCGCGATAAGAACAGCCTGCCGGGCATCCACTTCGACCAATCCTTTTCTGTATCCCTCCATTTCCAGATCAATGGCGCTTTTTGCCGCGATAAGAACAGCCTGCCGGGCATCCACTTCGAGAGCAAGCCGCGCAAGAACTTCTTCTTCCGTTGCCATTCCCTGTTTGATTCCGGCAAGCTCATGATCCCACGCGGACAATAAGCCCTGCTTTTCAAGCTCCCATGCCATTGCCGCTTCCGCGTACTCGACGTTAAAATCAATTCCAGCCTGCTTGAGTTCGCGCTCAATCGTTTCGTGCATGATTTTATAATTTAACTCCGAAAGCCCCATTTTGGCCGCAAGCTCCAGTTGATTTTCGGCGTCATAAGCATACCCGGGCAGGTTCAAAAACCCGCGGCCGGCGATTTCATCAAACAGTTTTTTATGCTCACCGATATACTTTCCGATTATCGGAGTCTTGCCAATGCGCCATTGCGCCTGTTCACGTAATATTTCACTCATATTATTTACTCAGTATCACCGGTATAAGTTTAATCACGTCCAGCGTATCAAAATCCGCTGCTGCCAGCTTCCATTCTTTTGATTTTTGCTCATGGGAAAAGACAGCCTTCCCCTTCGTGTCGATGGTATAAACCTTCCGGCTTCCGTCTTCACATTCCAGAATCATCACCGGAGAAGCCCCGCTTACGCCGATATATCCCCTTCTGAATCGCTTTTCATTCCGCAATCCGAAATCCGTTTGAGAAGAAATCATGCCCGTGTGAATCGTGCTCCCGGCGTCCGTAGTCCCGGTCAGTTCATAAATTCCGGCCCCATTCGCGCCAAATGCCCGGTTATCAAAAACGCAGTAAGAATTGAAATTAAACCCGGAATACATGGAAGGATGAAACTTTGGAGTATTCAAAACATAACATTCATAAACTTCCCCGGCCAACTCCACCGTCATGTTCATGGCGATGGTGTCATAAATCACATTGTAAAGTGTTCCTTTGGATGTTATTGTCTCCGTCAGGATAAGAGAATCGTTGAGGGAAAGCCCCAGCCGATTGATCAGACTTACGGTGTCCGCAGGGGCAAGAGACTCCTGCACGACGTTGATAAACGTGGCAATCACACTGGACGCATCAACCGCCTGAAGGATATCATTTATTATTTCCCGCCATGCGTTAAAGGCACTGGACGCATCAACCGCCTGAAGGGTATCATTTATTATTTTCCGCAATGCGTTAAAGGCACTGGACGCATCAACCGCCTGAAGGGTATCATTTATTATTTCCCGCCATGCGTTAAAGGCACTGGACGCATCAACCGCCTGAAGGGTATCATTTATTATTTCCTGCCATGCGTTTAAGGCTTCGTCAGTTAAAACAACGGATTCACTTACCGATGGATAGATTGTCCGCGCGGCCGTCGCAAGGTCGGCAAAGCCCATCCATTCAAGGATAGCAAGTGCAAGCACCCATGTCGGAGCGTCCGCAATCGTCAAGTCTTCATTAATCGTATTGGCAAAGGTTTGAATCTGTGACGCAATATCGTATAGATTTAATGATTGATTGACAATTTCCCGCCCGTTCCAGTTGTTTGACTGTGAATCAATCAGCGTGATCCAATCAGAAATCATCACGCCGAGCACTTCGGCAAGCGAATCAGTCAAGACAAGGCTTTCATCCGTGGTCACTTTCCAACCGTTAATAAGCGCGTCCCAAATAAAGAGAACATCCGTCAAAGTGAAGCTGAAGGCAAAATTCGGATCATCGGCTATTGCCAGAGATTCGCTGTTTGAAGGATAAGAGAAACGCCGTCCAAGTGGTTCGGAGTCAGTCATTACAAGGCTTTCGCTAGCCGACTTCCCGAAGGTCACGGTCATTGCTGTTGTCGCGGTTATTTCCTCGCCAATCATATTTCTTCACCCATGTAGTCTATCAGGCCGTCAAAGTCTGTTGTTACCGTCGCTTCAATCGTTTCGTCCATTTCGACGTTCAGCGTATCAAATACCGTGCTTACGCTTGCGCTTTCCGCCGATCCGTCAATCAGTCCGTCCGTGCTGTCGGCTGCGGTGGCGTTTTCCTGAACGGCTTTTCCCCCGTCCGTCGCCGTAAAGCTATCGGCGGCTGTGACTGTCTCTGTCGTTAGGCCAGGAACTATTTCGGTTATTGAACTGATTTCTATTCCGGTACTTGTCGTGGTCATGGCAAAAGCCGATTCGCAATAGGCATCCACTGAGATTATACTTCCGTCCACTGTGGCGACAAACTCCGCGCCGGATATGTTATTGATGGCCGTTGCCAGTGCTTGTGCCGTCAATGCGGTTGTCGCACCGATCTGAATTTGTGTCGCATTAAGCGGATAGTGATCAACAAACGTGAAAACTATTGTGGCGCTGTTGGAAACTGTGAAGGTTTCTCCGGGAGAAGGGTTGGCGTTAATAGTTATATTGCCGGATTTAACAATTTCGGTTAATCTTGTGTCACTTTCGATACTATCAATAATGCTAATTTCTTTAATATATACAGTACCATCGGAAGCCAATGTAATAGACGCCGGGACACGCCACATATAAGGATCGTCGTTATAACCTTTTATTACAACAACACCATAGTATATGTCGTCCATATATACCCGCAAAGAAGGAATCCCCGTTGAGGAATCTCCTTCAAACCTATATGTATGGTATCCACTTGAGATAGATATTGGATGAAATTCCTCAGTGCCAGCAGCGCCATAAACGGAAAATCCAGTCCCTCCTATTATCACATAACACGGAACGAATGGTCCGATCAGCGCGATCATTAGCGCACTGGCGTCTCCTATGCCAGCAACTATTTCAACAGTATATTTGGTGATAGTAAAATAACTACTTAAATCACTACCTACAGTTACTAACCCAGTATTTACATAAGCAGAAACGCTTCCATTAACTAATTCCAACTCGCTGTCTGCTATTGTTTGGGTTCCGTCCCCCGCACTCCAGTAGGACGCTGACGTCGCAAACTCGTCTTGCCACGGCATTGTGATAATATTATCGCTCGTAATAATGCTATACGATGACAGCGTTGCTGTTCTTGGCCCGGAATATGTATGAAAAGTAAATCCACCTGGGTACAAAAAAGAGTCCACAACAACAGTATGGGTATATCCATTAACTGAAAATAATAAATCGTATCCACCACTTTCGCGTTTTGTGAATAATGCCTGGATGGAATTACTCCCTGTTATCGCTGCCCCGCCTATAATCGTAAATCCAAACCTGTTAATCCCATCGTAAATTGCCGTGCCGTCAGAACATAAACAAACACCATAACAATTAGGAAAACTCCCAAACCATATCATAGTAGAGTCGGCGTGTGTACTCCCCGCCTCTAATGCTGAAACGGTAATATTAATATCTACTAAATAAGATTCAAACTTCGTCGCAGGGGCCATGGGATTATATTTTGATAATTCAAATGTTACCCACCCTAGCGCCCACATATCCGTCCCGGAGTTAACGGTTAGGCCGTTTGCTGTAACTCCAGCGTCGCTACCATCTTGAACTTCAAGGCTCCCAACCTGATACAATTCTATGGAATCTTCAGTATTATATTCAATATCAGTCCCCCAGGATGATTGAACCGCCGAAACTGGCACGGGATCAGTTGGGACGGTATTATCGGAATAGGTTGGCAGATTCGTCGCTTCGACATAATTCACGATAAATGACACATCTCCAGGGAGCGTGAAATCTGCCACAGAAACCGTATCGCTCCAGCACCCAGTAGAGGGAATAATAAAATTAGAATATTCTCCGCGAACGCTTACCGGCGTTGATTTGCCGCCTTGTGTAATATACGCGCTGGCAATCAATGTTGTCCGTGGGCCGCTACAACCTTCACCCTTTCCGGAAAACCATAACTTAACCGTATCCGTATCTTTCGTTATAGTAAACGTCTCCGTTGCCACACTATAAAGCGTAGAGGTATCGCCGTCACTCATTCCGGATGGAGACCACGGATCACCAGAAAAACATCTAATTTCAAGAGTGCCCATTTACGCATCCGCCAATGCTATTGAACAAACCACCATCAGAATATCACCATCAACCACGTCTTTTGCCGTGGCAAATTTGCTGGAAGCAAACAATGTCCCGCCGCCTGTCGTATCGCTCTTGGTTGCCGCACCGGTACCACCGCCGCAAAGGAAAGCGCCGTAAATCGTCTTGGTCCCGCTGATCGTAAACGTGGATTTGCTTGCGGTATTGGTCATTACCTTTGTTGTCGCTGTCGCGGCCACATAAGCAATCCTAGTTGCCTCGTCATAAGCCGTGCTTTCAGTGAAGCCGGGTACCGCGTAGGTATGCGTTACCAGAGGCGTGGTGTCGCTCTCAAACAATCCCATGTACCAGGAAGTAATCTGCGTCGCGGAGTTAAAGGCCACATTCAATAAGTGGTTCAATCCCTGATCGGTGTTCACGTTCTTCTGTTCCCACTGGTCAATCAGCTTTCCCTTCCGGTAATGCTCAAACTCCCACCAGGAACAAATAGGCAGGATGGATTTAACTTCCGGGTGACTGATTAATGTCGCTCCAAATTTTGTTGATAAAGGCAGTCTTGATTTCATGTTGTTTCTCCTTATGTGTTTAATCGGTCAGCCATCGGCAGTTGGATCACGCCGACAATATCCTCATTACTGGCCAGGGTTAATGCTGTTTTAATCTTGTCAATATAATCAACGCCGTTACGGGTGAACCGGTAAACATTGTCTCCGCTGTTGGTTCCGTAACGCAGAATGTTATACGCTTGGTAGCGTGTGTTCTTATCTTCGATGTGCGTCCAAAAGAAGGGATAGCGCGTACTCGTGATCAGCGTTTCCAGGCCCAGCCCGTTAAAATACCATTGAACATTTTCCCCTTCTTCTATGGCTTTCCAATACGAATAATTATGAAAGGCCGTTGAGAATGTCACCGGTACCGGATAGACGTTATAATCGGGAAGATAGTATAAATGTTGATCAGCCATACATCACCATTGAACGCCGGGGACGTAAGGAACGTCTGCCGTCCCGTACCAGGGTTCGTAATCAAAATATCCTTCCGGCGTAATAACGTCGGCTTGAAACAGATAGCCGTTTTTGTGATCATCCGGATCATCTGAGAAATAGAATTTCACAATTTCATCGTAGATCTTCATGGTCCCGTCGCGCCCGATAAAGCCAGACTTTGCCCCGTGCGTATCGTCTGCCGGAATAACTGTCGCGACGCGGGATACCAGCGTCAAAACGCTTTCATCCAGTTGATATTTGTAGGTGTAGCCGTCATTTTCAAAATAGATATAATTATTGTCTGCCGAGAAATTGACCGACGGCGCCCGCTTCCCCTCATCCCCGCCCAATCCAGCGGAGTCGTAAACCGTTAAAAATGGCCGCGTGTGATAATCGTTCCCATAGTCCATCATGTGCATAATGTTCAGCACCGGATCGAATATGTAAGAAAAGTAATGATACAGATACGCATTCACGCAGGAAGTCACCGGGCTAAATGGCGATATAAACGCCCATTTCTGGCCTATTTGCCGCTTCCGTGAATAGAACTCTTTCCCGCCAAAGGTCAGCGCCGCATTTAACCCCACCGAATCGCTGTTGAGATCAAGGGCATAATCTCCGGTTGTCGTTTGAACCACCAGCCAGGCGTGTCCTGCCCTTGTCCCGGGTGCCGGATTGTCGATCTGGCTGCACTCAATATGCAGGGCCGACACCGGATAACCTAAATCCAAAAGCGCTTGTGCTTTAGTGAGCGCAAAATCCTCACAGTCTCCGCCCTCCCCGCTTCCCAATATCTTCCAGTTATCGTGCCCCAGCGGTTCCGACGTATAAGTGTGATCATGGTTGACGTTGTAATTGACCGTCTGCATATCCGACATTAATTGCGCGGAGTAGGCTATTTCCGTGTTAAGCGTATTCGTCACCAGGGGATGCGCTGGATTGGCTGAACAGAAGTTCACCCATCCGGTATAGGGCGTATCGTCGAACAGAATGGACGTAAATATGTAATACAAATCTCTTTTCGTCCTAACACCGTTGGTCAGCGCATTATGGGAAAACTTCTTAATAAACCACGCGACGGGCGTTTCCGTGTTGACGTAAGACGCGCTGTCCAGATTTAAAAAAGCCAGATCCGTTAATGCCGTCCTCGTATCTTTAACCGTCACGGCCGCGGGCAGAAAATCACAGGTGGAAATAGATAGCCCGCCGTCTTTCTTATACACAACGTAGTACCCTTCTCCGCCGGAATCGCAATGTCGGCAACCGTTCACATGCCCGATCACCTTAATATCAGATACGCTTTCTGCGTTTTTCTTTTTATGAACAATCACAGAATCGCCAACGACAAAGCCTGTCGCTCCTCCCTCTATCGCTCCATTGGAACGTAATGCGGACGTTGATTCGCAATGATAAAAGACGATGGCGGAGAGAATATCTCCGCCGATTCTTACTGTGCAGGTATCATCGGAAGCATCCAAGGTGACAATCTCGCCCTGCAAGTAATCGCTGTTCAGCACATCGCCTATATCAATGTAATCTATCGTCGGCATGGTCGCTCACTAGCTCGAGGTGCAAGTCACAACATAAGTTACTGCCAACACATCGTTAGCAATAACCGCTCTGGAAGAAGTGAATTTCTTCGCGCACATCAGCTTACCGGTCGTGTCGGTCTTCGCTGCGCCCGTTCCCAGGAAAGCGCCGTAAACGGTAATGCCGGCAGCCATTGTGAAGGAAGCCGCACTTGCCGCGTTGGTGCATGAGCGGGAAGCAGCCGCCGCAATCGTGTAAGCGGGTTTGTTGGTTGCCGGGGAATCGTAATCGGCATCCTGGCATTCACCGTAAGCCCCTGCCGCGCCAAGTTTGGCCTCCGCTGTATCTGTCAATCCTGGTGTTGCGTTGTTTTTGAAAATACCAACGTAGAAAATCGCGCTTCCGGCTTTGGAAGTCGTTCCAAAAATAATATCCAGCAGGTAATTCAGCCCTTCCGTCGTGAAGATGTTTCCGCCCTGATCACAGGTGTGAATCAGTTCGCCTTTCCGGTAATGATCCGTAAAGACATGGCCATGAAAGTTTAGACCGCTTTCCATGAAGTGTTTCGCCGCATAGCGGGTTTCCGCGCTGTCTCTCAAGTTGCTTAAATCAATCGGTATGTTGTTCATTTTATTTTCTCTCCTTCTATAATTTAGTTAAATTTCCACGCCGTCCCGATACACTTTACAGCTTGCGGAATCAGAAAAACCAACCCGCGCAATATCGTCATTCAGCGTTTTTTCGTGCATATCTATCTTGCCGTCTTTAAAAGCGTTATAGGTTTCCGTATCACGGAATCCCCGCCCTGTTCCGGTCGTGCCAGTCTTAAAGCTCGTTAAATACTGAATCACGCCCTCCATGTTTCGGTATAGAGACGCGCCGCGCTCTGGGATTCCCATTTTTAACTTGTTCTTGGTCACATTAAAGAACTTGCCTGAAGGACTTCCCACAACCACTCCTTCTTCAGTAAGCCATACAGGAACATCGGCAAAGTCCTTTTCTGCCGTCCCCAGCGTCCAGCCCAACTCCGGAAGATTATTGCAATACGCCAGTGTCCCGCTAATCGAACCCGGCCCAGCATCCATCAGTTTCATTTCTTCCGGAATGGTCCCTTCCAGAAATCTGGTTTTCTTTCTCATTCCAATAAATAACCCGGTTGGAACCTTGGCAATCATCGTCACTTCATCCTCAAATTCATATTTATTTGACGTGAGACGGAACCATCCGGGCTGAAAAGGCTCTGAATAATAAACAATATCGCCAGATGAACCCCATATCCGGCCAAAAGCGTAACAGAGATTAGTCATATATGGAGGAGGAGAACATAAAAAAGATGGCAAAGGCTCTACGGTTGGAATGGTCACAATATTATTGGTGGCGCCAATCCGATAAAAAATGCCTTCATTTGCATCAGTCGCCCAAACCAAAGCGCCCACTGGACGATTGAGAACCTGAATCCCACCCTCCGCCGTTAAGGTAATGGAAGTAATTGGCCCGCTTCCTGATAATTCATCGCCTGAAACATTAGTCATGCAGACAGAATACATTCCGGCCGGTAAATTGCCGTCTCCGGTAAGCAACATCGGCCCTGGAGGTAAAGAAACGCCCCATGCGGAAACGGAATTGTCCGCCGGATTGAATATCCCCTGCCAATAAGCATTGGAAATATAAACCTTGTCATTGGCGTCGATATAAGACAGAGGCTCATCCGGCCCTGTCAAAGTGGATACTTGCGTTGCAACGCCATTGGCAACACGATAAAGCTTCTTGCCTGCAGCACATAACATGCAGGTTTTTCCAGCCCACAGGCTATGAGCTCCGGCAAGCGTCACATAAAGCGTTTTGCCTTTCCGAATGGAAAGACTGGAGTCCAGATTCACATCCGCGTTCAGGATGATTCTCGGAGATAACAAACCTTTCTGGGAAAAGGATTCGTTGACATTATTCGCGCCAACGAAACCATTTGTGGCAATCTCGGCCATCAGTCGCACACGCCTCCATCAATAAAATCGCCGCCGCCATAATATTCAGGATTCCCGTCAATACCAATGAAATCCACAAGATCAATCATGGCCTCATAGAATTTAGCTGTGTGATATTTTACTCCATTGCCTGAGTTATCCTGCCCATCTTCCAGAGCTTCCCCGAATATCTCCGCGCATACTTTATGCTTCAATAAACGCAAAGCCAGATGGTCAGGCAAACCATCAGGGACGTCTCCGTCTAAAGCCATATCAACAGGCTTTCGATAAAAATGCAGATAAATAGTTTCCGCTGCAGTGGGGATCCCCTGATAGTAAAGTTTATTCCCCTTAACCGCCAGCCGGTAAATAGAACCTGCTTCCGTCAATCGTAAATCAGCAATTTGTTTCATAAACAGCGCGAAAGAATAGTAATCTCCACCCATTGGAGGAGAAAGCACATCCCCTGACGAATCACTGATCCGAAAAACTTTTCTTTGGTAAGTATCCGGCATAGATACATAAGGAAGAGTTGTGGACGTAGTTACAGTAGAATAAGCATATAAATCAGGAAGAGGAGGTGAAATCTGCCCATTGGCCGACATTCGTACTCCTCCTGAAATTTCCTTCATTGCCTGGTTGATATAAGAAGGAATTTTGGCAAGATAAGAGTCGTCTTGAATGACATTGTCAATGGCGGTCACAAGATCGGATAATGTTGTCATGTCATATCCTCTTGAGATAGAGTTCCCCTTCCCATAGAAAAGAGAAGGGGAACATGGTTAAAATACTGCTGTTACGCTTCTTTCGCCGTCTGTTCCATATAGGCGGAATCGTCGTATTTGATATGCACCAGCAAATTCGCAGCCCCACTCAAGAGTGTCGTATCGAGCGACATCTTGATCTTGGTATATGCTGCCATGGAAGAATCCGGATCGAAAACCAAACCCTTGTTCGTGGCATCCGCCACACCCTTGAGAACCGTGCCCGCCGCGGTATCCCCTGTGGGAGCCGTGGCCGTGTTGACTGCTGTGGTGTTTCTGGCAAGAATGATTGTCCCCGTTGCCACCATCGTAGCATTCGCCATGTATTCAGCCTCTTTTACTGTTCCGCGGCAAGGAACCGGGATGTAGTAATCTTCCGCTCCGCCCGCGCTGTAAATATTCAAATAAATATCTTTCATGATCACTCTCCTTAAACTTGGTTAAAAGGTTATTCCGCTACAACCGCAAACGGGATCGTTGCGGCAACGCCGTTCAGACCGGTCAGGATATTCCCGCAAGCCTGCGATAAATCAAACGTATAACCGTCAGTCGTGGTTCCAATATTGATGTCAGTCATCAGGCGGTTATCCACAACAAAGAAAATTGACGCTGCATCATCAATCGGTTTACCGGTTGCCATGATGGTATTGCCCTGGATCAAAGGCATCCAGATAGCTGTTGCGTCTGCTCCAACTACAATACCTTTCGCCGCTGTGCCAAGCATCCGGTTATTTGTAATGCGGGTGCGTCCTGCTTCGCCAGTGCCGAAGGTGATATAAGAAGTGGCAAACGTGCCGACAAAATCACAATCATTGACAACCAGGAACGGCGAGGCGGTTGCTAAAATTCCGCTGGTCATCGTTCCCAATGTTCCGTCAATCGTGCAGCCATGAAACTGTAAGCCGTTGGTTGCACTGGTCAAGGTAATGACCGGAGAAGCGTGCGCTTTCGCTTTAAAATGAACATTATAGAACCTTGCTCCGTAACACTCGCCCACCGGAGCGTGATGACCATAAAGGCCAAGCTGTGTATTAGCATCGTAAGAACCGACGCCGATAATGTCGCATTTCGTGGGGAATTTAACCAAATCCTCCGTCAAGGTATCGCCACAAGCATAAATCTTGTTGCGCCTTGCCCACCAGCGGTTAGCCGATAATGCCATGGCCGCGTCAGACGCCGCAATCGCTTCAGCCAGAGTGGAAAAAGGATGGTCAATCGAACCGTCGCCGGTTGCCGATACATTACCATCCACAAAATAAGTTCCCGCTTTCGGGCCAGTCATGGACTCCTGAAGCAGAAAATCGCTAATCGGCCTTGAAGCTCTGTTGCCGCCAACGGATAAAATTCTTTCGTTACTCATTGTTTGTCCTTTCTCCCAGCCTCAAACAACGCCAGGACAGCTTAAAGGGTTAAAGGGAGGCGGTTTGCGCCTCCCCCAGTTAAAACGCTATTACGTCGGTTCGGTCAGGTTCGTGTGAAGAACATGCATCTTCCGATTGGTGCAAATCAGGTTACCTCTCCAACGAGAATCCGCTGTAATGGTATCGGGCTGCCCAAGAACACTCTTGTCTTTCCAGACCGGTGTTGTGAAATTGTAATCCTTGTGGCTGCGAAGCATCAGGAAATTCAGGTTTAGCGCATAGAGATAGCCGGCCGAAACTCCGGTATCGGCCACAATCGGAGCGCCTTTGTGCGTGATATTGTCCCAGCCCGCTTCCACCGCTTTGGCGTCCATGTAACGCTGCTGCGGATGCAGACACCGTTCATAGCCGTCTTTCAAGAGCTGCGTGGTGACAATGAAATTGGGCAGGAAATCCTTAATGTCCCCCATGTTCGGTGTGCGGAAAACCTTCTGCAAAACCTCGAAGGAAATCGCTTCCGCCGTAGTAATGACATTGGCCTTCCAATCGCTCATCTCGTCCTCGTCAATCGAACCGTATTCGGTGGAGGTCGTGGTATTGAACAGATCGCCCAGACCGTTGATATTATCGCTAGTCGCGGCTGCTGCAATCACATCGGCGGCCATCTTCACGCGGGCCGCTTTGATGATGGATTTCATGTATTTCTTGGTCAGATCAATGACCGCTTCCGTCCCGGTATTCTGTGTCAGATCGTCCAGATTCAGAGTGTTTGACCCATAAACGCCAGCCCAGCGAAAACGAGCAGCGTCAATGATGCTCTTTTTGGACTGGTTGATAACAGTAGTCGCGCCATACGCGCCAGAATTGGAAGTAGTGTATTCCAGAGGAACTTTGATCATCAATCCGCCATCAACGGTTTCATGCGGTTTAACTTCCCAATTATCGCGTTCCAGAGCATTGCCCATCAATTTCCAAAGCAGAGCGGACGCTTTATTCACAATGTCCTGCGGTTCAGTATTCATCCAATAATATTCAGTTGTTGCATTCAGTTGATTAAGTAAACTCATGATTTTTCTCCTTATTTCTTATATACGGGCATTAGGGCATGTTCATCAGAATCGCTCTCATGCCGTTGTCCAATTCTTTGCCCGTGGCTTTTTGTGGTTTAGATTGTGTTGCGGGACTCTGACCTTTGGTGATTACTCTCCCGGCTTCATCGCGCCCGCCTTTCAACTTCAATAACTTTTGAAATTCCTCGTTTTCCTTGGCCAGCCTTTGTGCTTCCATTCGGGCGTCGTCGCGTTCAATTTCCCGAAACGCGGATAGCGGATCGGCCATCCCTGTCTTGTCGCGGGCGATATACTCTTGGATTCTCGCCTGCATTTCCGGCGTGTTAAAGGAAGGGTTCTCTTCAAACCACTTCTGCTTCGTCATCCGGGCGTCGCGTTCATTGAGTTCTTTCTTGAAGACCTCCGACGCGGCTTTCAGGGTTTTCTCATGCTGAATGGACGCAACCAAATCCGTTCGTTTGGCGATTAAATTGCGCAGTTGGCTCTGATAGGAATCGGACATGGGATCAAGTTTATCAATCGCCTGATCCACCGTGGCGATTTCCGTTTGATAGTCCGGCTTGACTGCTTGCGCTTCCGGCTTGCCCTGCCCTCCAGCCGATAGCTTCTCCATCGCCTGCATCAATGTGCTGTGTTGCGCGCGCAACGAACCGACTTCATTCCCCTGCCGGGCAATCATCGCATCCTTTTCCTGCAGGGCTTTGGCCACATCTTCAATGGACTTGTAGGTTGTGCCTGGGATAATCGGCGCAGCCTCCTGGTTTTGTGCATCTTGCTGGTTTTCCATTTTTCCGCTCTCTTTCTCTTCGGCCTCGGTCATTGAGGGTATCCGGTTGCCCGGCTCTCGACTTCGGGTGTCCAAAGGGTTAAAAATAAAAAAAACCCGGACTCCTGGCAGACGTTAGAGCGTCTGGTCAAGAATAAAGGCGTCGGCAATGCCGCCTTGTCCGATATTGACCTCAACAATTATGGTGCATTTTCCCACATATACCGAATTTGTCAAGGATTTTATTTTGCTCTTCACCGCTTTGGACAAAGATTCGATTTTCTGTTCGTTGTCGGGCACGTTTTATCCTTTGCAAATCAGATTGTTTTCCTTCAAATATCTCCGGTATTCCGTCCGTGACTGTAGCGGTGGCTCTCCGTGACGCTGCAAGGTCTGACAGGCAGACGGCAGCCATTTCACGTCGTTGACCGAATCGCACTGAATACCGCCGGAAGATGGAATTACCCGTTTAGCGAGCCAGCCACAATCACATCTATGGCGTTTCGGCACCCGGTTGATCTTGTGAAACACCTCGTATTGTTTTCCGCATCGGCAATCATATTGATAAATAGGCATCTTACACCCCCTGTGTTGGTCTAGGCGGTTGGGCGACTTGCTGCCCGCCCTGTGGCGTGTTGCCGATAACCTTTGTATTGGCATCACCCGGTCCGCCCTGGTTCATCATTAACTGCTGATAAATTTGCTGTCCGACTTCCGGAGGCAATCCGGCCTCAATCAGAATTTGCATAGCCTGGCCAAGCTGCCCTTCCGCCGTGCGCTCGACAATTTGCTTCCAGTTCGGCCAACGTAGCGACTCCAGCAAATCCCTACGATCAATAGCTTTGTTCATGTAAAGCCACTTGGCTTCTTCCTGCTGCTGTAATGAAGTGCGCGGAGTAGTGGAACCGGACTCCACAACATAATTGAATCGCCTGCCAGCGAACTGCGCCGGAACGAACTGCTGTGTGCTGCCGCCGATATTGACACTATCCGGCTCAATGCCGAAATTCTGCCATAGCCCGATTGCCCACTTTGCCCGCTGTTCGGCCAATCCGTCGATTGCCGACGTTTTCGCCTGCATGACAATGGCGTTTCGTTCCTGAAGCGCCACAATCGCGCTGGCGGCAATTACTCCCGTCGGATTGACGCCACGATCCGCCTCCTCAATCTGGTAAATCCGGTCAAAGAATTTCGTGACTAAATCCAACACCTGAAAGAAGGTTGCCGGAAGATTGGGGATTTGGAGAAACTCAATGCGAGCGTTAGGCGTTGTCGGCATCAGGATCAGCCGTCCGGATTTCTGGAGACTGGACTCGATCATCTCCCGCGTAATTCCGCAATGCTGCTGCACAATCAGCGGAGGAGCCATGACGTTGACCACATAGGACATCAATTTGTTGATAATCTGATTGATCTTCAGGATCAGGTCGCCCACCTGTTCGCTGGCGGAGAATCCCCAGACGGAAATCAAATCCCGATACGAGTTGACATGATAAACCGGAAACCGTCCCCAGGGATAGGTTGTCTGGGAAATCGCCGTATCCTGCCCCCAGTTGATATTCGGATTGGCGCAATCATCCAGAACGACATAACCATCTTTCCCTTTTGTGATGGTAATCTTGCGCACGCCATCCGGATAAACCTTCACCTTTTTGACTTCCACCAGCGGATTGCCCAATTCATCAGTTGCTGGGAGGAACCCATCTCCGCCGTCAGTAACCATGATTGGCGTTTCCTGCCTCTTTTCCCGGCTGTCTCGAACCCAGACTTCAATGACAAGGCATCGCTCCACTTGTTTGGAGACTCCGCTTTCCGATGCTTTACGAACAGTCATCGGGTCAGAGTAGTTACCGACTGATTGAGAAACCATCTGGACCTGAGATTTGTATTCTTCCCGGACGTTGCCCATCAAGTCATAGGCTTCATCCGGCAAAATGTCCTTTGCCCCGAATTGACGTTCTATTTCTGAAATAAAATCGACATAGGCATAGCAGACAAAGGGCGCTTCGATGGCCAGGTCGTTGTAATATCCCGGCGCCGGGAACAACTGAAACGGGTCCGTCACCATGACATCCGGGCGAAGGTTGTCTTTATCCCAGAAAGGCTTTTCCGCCGATATGCCATACACTTCCATCGACCGTGCGCTTTGCCGTGTTTTGGCAAGCTGCTCCGTGTCCTTCCACCACTTCTTGAGCTGCGTGGACAGGATTTCCTCGCTGCCGTCATTCGCCCCGTCCAGGTCCACCACTTCTCCGGTCGGATTGCGGGAAGTGATAACGCTCACGGTGCGCTCCACATTGGCAAAATACAGGTTAATTGGCGTCATATTTTGGGTTTGCTGCTTATACCCCTTGCGCCCGGTTTGCTGCCCTCTACCCTGAAAGCCGCGGTACAATGCATAATTGTTCAGGAAAGAGGCAGGTTTGCCCAGCCGTTCCTTTTCATTCTTGGCGATTTCAAACAATTTATAGGCAAAATCAGCCACATCCGCATGGCCTTTCGGCGGGATTAGGTTTAGATTCCATCGTTCATCCATTGGCTGCTTCCTCCTTTTTATGCACCGTCTTATGCCGCGAAAGCGCCGCGGGCGTCTTCAGTTCCCTGCCGCAAACATCGCAGACATAAACCTTTGCAGGTTCTGGTTCAGGAATTGCCGGTTCAGTTGGTTCAGGTACAGTCTCCGGCTCTTCCGGTTTCACCTCTTCCACAACCGGCTTATCCTCCACCACCAGCAACTTCCCTTTGACCACCAGGGGCGCCAGACATTCCGGGCAGCACATCTCCGCCGCATGTGTCGTGGATGAACACAGCCAGTCAATCTGATATGGCAACAGGCAGCGGACAAAATGGCCGCGAACGCTGGCGTTCGGGTCGTAATGTGCCGTTGTCTCAAAGGATATTCTTTTACAATTCGGGCATTTAACTTTCATTTCTCAATCCTTTCCAAAACTCATCCGCTCTTTGCGCCATTTGCAATTCCGCATCCGACGGTTCATGATCCGGAAAATTCACAGCATCCGTAGCGTCCGGAATCGTAAACGCCTGGCCTTTGGGCTGAACAATAAAACCCTCTCCCGGCTGCGCCTTGCTGCGGAACACGAGCCATCCGCCCACCACTACAAATACCAGCGCAATCATCACCACGGCCAGCATTACCAACAAAACTTCGTAAATATTCATTTTATCCTTCCTCCACGTTAAATGCGTTCTCCTGCACCATATCCATCCACGGCATTGACAACGTAAGCGAGTAAACCAGACCGCCCATGCCCACAATAACCGGGTCTTTCTCGGAATATTCCCCGACGCGATTCTTCAAAATCTCGTTCCCGCCATAAAATAGCCTCTGATTCCGGTTGCTCAGCGCCTCGGTGAGAGCCCTGACATATAAGTCAAACGCCTTCACATCGTAGAAATCCAGAGGCGTGTGAATGAGAATCGCCTGCCGGTCCCCGCCGGATTTGATCAGCGCATCATTCCGCGCCGCTATCTCCATGACAAAACGCTCCTGGTCGCCATACCAAGAGGAAAGCAAAGACGGATGCAGACCAAAACCGTATTCGGACCGCAATCTGACCATTTCATCGAGTAAAACGCCTATGCTATGACTCTCACTCTCCGCTAAAAGTTGAATGTAGGCCGATTCTGCGGGCCGTTTTCCCTTGATTATGCCCACAATCGCTAAATATCCGGGCCGATTGGTTGCTTTCGGTTTATCCGATATGATATTTGGCCAGCCGATCGCCCCGTATAACGAGTAATAGAGCTGTCCTGTTTGCGTGTTGCGATAATGATGCACCGGCTCAACCAGCTTTTTCCCGGTTACACGGGCGTCATCTTCCCGCGCCTGGCGCAGCAAATAATCCTCCGGGGTCGGGTCAACGCGCTCAATCTTCATCGGGGAAATCCCTCTTGGAAACGTCGTCAAACAAATTGTGTGACTTGATATGCCCGGATATGGCGTATCTGATCGAATCAACACAATGATTGTGTTTATCCACGATAATCGGGAGAACCTCGTTGGTTAGCCGGTCGGTCTTGTAGGAATACAGCCGGAACTCCTCCGCCGTGTGTTTGCATCGCTCATGGATAAGAATTTTGCGGAATCCCTTCAGCACGGCAATTCCATCTTCGACACTTCCGGGCCACTTTGGGGCGCCGGAAATATTAAACCCCTTGCGCTTGACATGGCTGATCGTCTCCGGACGCGAAGAATCGGCCAATATGGGCCACTCTCGCACCCCTGGAATCGTGTCAAACAACTCCGGCAAGGTGTCTAATTCAACGCCAACGCCGTAGGCTTCCTGGTCAATTTTGAGGCAATCGCCGTCAATCCAGCAACGAACCATCGCCGTCGGGTCAGTGGAAAAACCCCAGTCCGCCCCGTAGTAAAGCCGCGTCCCTTCAGGCGGCTCATCAAAATCACCGATCTCAAACCGGCCCCGGAAAATCACCGCATCGGAAATCGTCCGGCAATGCCCGCCCCAAACATGCTCGTAAGCCTCGGGGTCCACTTCCAGCATATACTTTCGTTCTGATTCCAGTGTGGCCGGCAAATGTGGGTTGTCTTCCCATCCTACTTTGACCACCACGGCGGATGGCGGAGGATTGACGATAAACCGCTGATAGGTCGGGTCGGATTCTTCTTCCGGGTTAAACGAAATCCAAATCTCTGAATTTTCCTTCCGGATGGTCGGAATGAGGATTTCCCATGATGAATTGCTGATGGTCTGCGCTTCTTCCACCCAACAAATATCAATTCCTTCAGTGGATTTGATCTCCTGAATGGACCGGCGCAAGCCCTTGAAAATGAATTGCGCCCCGGCGGTGGATGTGATTGATGCCTGCGTAACCGTGAAAAACTCTGATAAACCGGCAGAATTGATCTGATCACTGATTAATCGGTGCACAGAATCGTTTATGGAGCTTTGAAATTCACGGGTGCATAGGATTCTAAGGGGTTTTTCCGCGGCCAGCTTCACCAGGGCGCGGGCTATCGACCAGCTCTTGGCTCCGCCACGTCCGCCGTAAAACACTTTATAGCGGGCAGGCGAATAGAGTTGCTTGAACTTGTCCGGCACATCTAATAAAACGCTCTGAATAGCAGCATCGCGCTTTAAAAACCCATCAATGACATCCGTCCCCAATGCCTTGAGACACGCTTCCGCTAAATATCCAGCCGGGGGCAGTGATGTTGCCTGCTCAGTCATCATTTTTTATCAGCCTGTAATAATTCAGATAATTTCTTCTTAAACTCCTGAACATACTCTGACGGCAATATAGAGCACAGAATAGACAGGACGCGTTCATCCAATCCATGTTGGCTTTTATCGACAACATATCCCTTGAGTTTTGAGATGGAATCGTTCGCTTTGAGTTGAACAGCATAATCCGGAACGTCGATGAAGTCTTTCGTCATCGAGTTGGCGTCTTTCATTCCCTCGCCATTTGGCGCAATGACATTTGCCGAGATAACTTTTGTGGCTCCGAGCAGCTCCCGGTATTTGTTCGTTTGCATGTCATTAGGGACAGCCTCATGAAGTAATTCAAGAAAAGACTTTTTAACGCAAGGTTCAGAAAGGATTTTACCAGCTTGTTGCCTTGCCGACTTTGGGCTTAATCCAGCTTCAACGCCTGCCTCTTGCTGCGTTTTCCCTGCTGCAATCGCCTTAATGATTTTCTCACGTCGCGCTTTAACGACCGCCTTTGATTTTCCGGCATGACGTTTCGGTTGCACCTGTTTCTTCTTTTCTTTCAATTGTTTAGTAGCCATTATCCTACCTCTTTCGCTGCTTGATGCAGGAAATCAACAGCATCATCGCATGACCTAATTCTACCACTACCAACCCCAATGTCAACCAAAATTCGACCCAGGACTTTCTTCTTTTCGCCTGCGCTGAAGCGCATCAAATAGAGTTGGCGCGTCAAGGCGCGGTCTGCAAGGTATGAGTCAAGGTTTTTTGCCATTTTTAACCTCACTTTCTCAATTATTTTCACACCTAACCTATTAAAATCATTACTATATTAAAATATTTGAAAATATATTAAAATAATGCTTGACAAACCAAACGATAGGTAATATATTAGTCTCAACAAAATAAACAGGCTCCCGATGCCGGAAAATCGGGCGGGCTGATCAGGCAGCGCAACCGGAACGAGAGAGCCGGTAAAACTAAAATCCTGAAACCTCCGCGCCATAGCGAAAGCGCGGGAAGGGGGGAAAAATGAAGAGATGTGAAGTATGCGGGAAAGAGATTGTACAAGGCGACTTGTGCAGTCAATATTGCTTCGATGTCCAGGACGTGCAAAACGTCTTGGACGCGCAAGGGTTGATCCTTGCGACACACGACGGTGCTGACTATTGCTATGTCAGCGACGTGGGAAACCTGAACCGGTGCGCAATCCGGCAGGTGTCTCCGCGAGAAGCCTTGGCCGAAGGATGGGCGGAGGTTCTAGATGGGGTGTTTTTTGTCGGGCCTCACGAAATTTGTGAGGCGAATATTGACTATAAGAAATTGCGGAGGCGCGTAGAAGACGCCCTCCGCAAAACCGCGTCGCAGGCCGATTTGCTGAAAATCGCCTGTCAGTTAAAAGTCATTTAACTAAGCCACCGCATCGCCGGGCAACCGGCACCGCAAAGGCCGTACCTACCCTCACACGAGGGCAAGGGCGGCCTTTTTTATTTCAAAATAAAACAGGAGGAACAAATCATGATGGAAAAATCAATAATTAATCGGCGCGGAGAATATTTAGTAGTTGTTGATGTGGCGGGAACACCCCGTGATAAATACAGTCATCCGGCTGGCACATGGGAATGTGCGATGACTGCCTCGGATGGTTCTCCTCAGATCATTCGCGGCGCGTACGCGGACGGCCCCGTAATGCAATCGATCAGGCCCGACGAGCAGGCGCAATGGGCAGTTGTTGGTTCTGTGTCTGATGATAAATTTATAAACATTTTGAAATTATTGGCTACATCAAAAACGAACGCCGCCGCGCTCATGGGATCAGCCAAATCCCCCAAAAAAGCAGCATCCAGCCGGGAAAACGGGAAGTTGGGCGGAAGACCCGCTGGTAAAAAAGTTTTAATCAGAAATCAGTTTCACAATACCGAAAAAGTTTTTTCTATCAAATCATCGTATTTTGGCAATGATCCTGATTTTGATGCGCTGACCGCCCTTGAGTATCAGATTTATTCCGGTGGAGATGACATTGAGTACGCAAAAAAGAAACAGGCGGAAATCAAAAAAGCCCTGTGCGGTCAATCCGATTGTCGGTGCGGGTGTAAAATCGTAAAAATATTATAGTTACCATTTAGGCCGGGGCCGCCAACCCCGGCCAAATCAAGCATTATTCAATTTTCAAAGAACTCAAACCCGGTCAATCTGGCCGGGTTTTTTTAAAAATACTCGAATTAATATGATCCAGTTTTATCCGTCCGGGCCGCGATGAATTGAAACTCTGGGAATAATTCAGCCGCCACTTTTATTTTAACCCTCGCTTCGGCCTCCCCGCCATTTCAGCGCGGTTAATCCGCGACTTCAGCGTGTTTACGTTGATTCCGATTTCAATCGCAATGTCGCGCAGGGTTTTATTCGGCATTTGTGTTTGTCCTCTCCCCTCCTATGTGTTCACATTCTTGCGCAAATCCTCTTACTATGTCAACAATATTTTGATCGCCTGCGTGGTTCGTGGGTCAACTTTTATCATCTGCCCTATGCAATACCCTCAGTAAGATCAAATAGCCGATCAAATCCAAAATCGTATCTTCACCGGCGTCCTGCCCTCTGGCAATCCTCGATAGCTTGTCGTCAATCCGAATGAGTAGGGCTTCTTCAGGAGTGGACTTGCTAAATATCCTCATTGGATCGGCAAACGAGTTTCCGTATGCCCTGTTTTTTGCCTTGAGCATTTCGGCAAGGTTCTGGCACTCAACGTCTATTAGTTCTGGTATAGTCATTTT